ACAACAGATGAAGATGGTCGTTTGGGTTATTGTTGGATGCATGATTTTAAATGCCATTCAGCGAGAACCTGCTATACATGGGCTAAAGGTGGCCCAATAGACGATGACAAGACTTCTAAAGACAATCAAATGAGAAGAGAAAGCAAAAAGGCTTAATAAGGGTATCTATTATAGTCGAATATAGGGGGCGTAGCGTATGGTGGAAGAGAAACGAAGATTCTCCATTACTAACCTGTTTAGACGTTCTACTCCTAAACCTGCCGATAGACAAATTTTTAACATCGGTATTCAAGAAAGAAGAAATCAACAGATGATGACCGCACCAATAATCTATTCGATGGTGCAACAATCTGTTATCGTAAGAACCTGTATTACTCAATTAAAGCAAGAAATCTTTAGAAGAGGATATGTTTGGGAAAAGTCTTACGAAGCACTTTGCAAGAGTTGTGGTAAGAAACACCAAAAGCCAGTTATGGAATGTTCTCGATGTGGTTCAGAAGATTTAAGACTTCCAGACCCAAAACAATTAGAATACATTGAAAAGTTCTTAGATAGATACGTCAATAAATCTGAACAGTTATTTATTGATGTTCTTAGAGAACTTGAAGATGATTTGAATACAATGGATGATGCATACATTGTAATGGTAAAGGAGTATTTTATTGACGGTAATGGCAAAATACGAATGCATCGAGTAAAAGAACTATACAGGGGCGACCCAGTAACTATGTATATTTATGCTGATGAAAATGGCGTAAGAGGAACAAAGGGTTTCACTTGCGTAAATCATCGTGATATTATTGCTACCGAACCACATGAAATGTGTGAAACTTGTGGTAGTAATCTATTTCCTATTCACTATGTAAATAGAGTTGGAGGCGAAGACCAATACTTTTTAGAAGGAGAAGTGCTTCACTTTAGTAAATATAGCCCATCTCGTCTTTACGGATTATCGCCTATTTTAACTCTCTATAACCATATTATGACTTTAATTGCTATGGAGAATTACGTCAATTCATCCTATACAAAGAGCAGAATGCCGAGAGGCCTATTGGCAGTTCAAACAAGAAACATGGAGTCTATGCGCTCTTTCTGGAGGTCTGTTAAGGAAAAGATGGAACAAGACCCGCACTTCATTCCTGTCATGGGAATCGAAGCGGAGAACGGTAAAGGGGCTGTTGAATGGATTAAGTTCATGGACAGTTTGAAGGAGATGGATTACGTTTCAGTCAAGGATGACTTACGGGATAGAATTTCAGCATTCTATGGTGTCAGCAAAGTATTTATGGCTGATAATACTACCAGTGGTGGATTAAACAACGAAGGTATGCAGATTCTTGTTACAAATAGAGCCGTTCAAATGGCTCAAAATGTATATAACAATTATGTATTTCCGTTTTTGATTAAACAGTTTGGAATAACAGATTGGGATTTAAAATTACCACCAAGCGAAGAAGAAGATGAAATTGCAGTATTGCGTAAAAGAGAAATCGAAGTCAATATTGCAGCATCCATTAAGAATCTAGGATTTGAAATTGAAATGGATGAGGATGGTCAATTTACATATACTAAACCTGAGCCTAAAGAAGAACAACCAGCAAAAGGTGAAGATATGGTAGAAAGCGACCCATTAGCAGGTTCTAATTTAGACCAAAGGGATTTAGATGAGCAAGCAAGACAATTTGCTCAAGGTGGAGGAAAACCACAAGAAAACCCACCTGCTACAAGGAATAAACCATCAATGAGCGTTGGGCCTGATAAAAGATTACAAGGATTACCTCAAGATGCAGGGAATCAAAACGTAGATAGAAGAAGTGAAAGGAGAGTTGGCTAATATGACATGGGAAAACATTGTTAAAAGAAAACAAATTAAAAGCAAAAAAAGAAAAAAGCCTCAAACTAGAATGTCTGGTGGAAAAATTATTCCAGAATTAGAGGAAAGAAAAACAGATAAACTAGAATTTGAAGATGTTTTTCAAGAAGATATGGATGAATTGGCTGAAATGACTAGAACAGATATTATGGATATGGTTATGGAAAGAATTGGTCAAATGTCAAAGGAAGAACTAATTGATATGCTAGAAAGAACTCAAGGACAACTGGGTGAAAAAGTATGAGCGAAGATAGTAAGCAAAAAGAAATTAGGCTAAGAAAAGAATTAGCAAAGGTGAAGGCGCAAAATGCAAGTGAATCAAGAAAGACTACAAAGAACCGTGATTTTTCTGTTGGTGGCATTCCACCAGATACTACGCATAAGCGAACAAATACATCAAATGATGTTCCTGATGCTATTCTTTTGCCATCAAAGCGAAGAGGAAAGAAAGAAAACGTTCCATTTTGAGGCGATTCTAAATGATGCATCGTATTATACTTAAGGGCGCAGATGATGACATTTTTATGATGTTATCAATGATGCACGATGATATGGTTAGTAAAATTCTTAAAGCAAAATTTACTGCGGAAGAAGCCTTATCAAAGAAGAATAAAGATGCTGCCGTTAAAGAACTAGGAAAACTTTTAGATACAAGAGTCCTTGAAGAAAAGGATGAAGATGGAAAATTGACTGGAAAAATTATTATCGCTGAAGAAGGCGGTATTAAGTTAAGAAATTTTATCAAAGAAAAGAAACCTTTGTTTAATAGAGAATTATTTTCAAGAGAGTATATAGGAGATAAACCTGTTCCTGAAGAAGACGATGAAGAAGACGATAAAAAAGAGAAATTGGCTTCTGTTCAGCAACAAAGAACAGAATTCTTAACTAAGTATAAAACTCTTGATAAGTTTAAAGAAGCCTTTGCAAAAATAAAAACCTTCAATGAAACATTTATTGATAAGAAAAAGGGAACTTATAAAGATAAATACTTTGATGATAAAGTAATTCAAGTTCCTGAAGATTATGATATGTCAAAAATAGAAAATCAAATTAAAAGATTAGATAATAAATATGGTAAGGAAATTGAAAGGATTGGAATTAAATTAGGGGGCGCATATCCTTCAGTAAGAGAAAGCACTACTCCCGAAATGGAAAAAGAATTTGATAAGGCATCGAAAGACTATCAAGAAGGTATTAAGAAAATTACTGATAAAATTGACAAATTAAAGAATAAGACAAAAAATACAACAATACAAATTCTTAATGCCGATTTCAAAGAAGATGTTAAAAACCATAGACAAAAAATAAAATCATTTGCTCCCTTCATTAAAGATGGAAAGCCTATCGAGGGATTAGCGAAATTAATTAAAGATGCTCCTAGTAAGTTAAAAGAAATTAAAGCGGCTGATAAGAAAGTAGCAAGGCAATTAGAAAGTTCTGACTCTTTATTAAATCATTTAAATAGAACAACTAAAACAAAAAGAGTTACACTTTCTAGGTTTAAAAACGAAAATAACTTCGATGTATTTATGAGCGACTTAAGAAGAGTTTTGGCTATGATTCTAAACTCTTTTGGAACAGACTATAAAAGACAAGTCAATCAAATCATTCAAAAAATTAACGATTCTTTAAAGAATGAAATGGCTAGGCTTAAGGATAGAAAGTCTGATGATGCTATTAGAGCATTAGATGAAAAAGAAGAACTTGCAGGGGTTCTAAATACTTTTTATAAAGATTTAAACCGTATGCTTAGAGAACTAAGTTCAAAATCTGAAATTGTTAAGTTCTTTACAGATAATCCTATTTCTAAACAAACTTTAATTCGTTTAATTCAAGAAAGTGGCGAGGATGAAGAATACTTGAATTATACTGTTCCTAGAAAAGACCAAGCCGATAAATTACAAAAACTTCCCAGACCAATTGACCCTCCTTCTCAAATAGACCAAATCAAATCTAAATTAACTAAACAAAATATTTCTAAGATAGTTAAGGTTTTAGTTGAAGCAAGAATCAGTCCTAGTGGTTTTTATTCAGATAAACAAGTATCTGCTATTAAAACAAACGTGGAAAAATATACAAGGGAATTGACTGATATTGCGGTGCAAATAGAAAATAGCATTAATAGAACGGAAAAAGAAATAAAGGGAGATTCAAATCAATTTAAGCGTTCTATTAGCAAAATTAAAACTGCAACAGAAGCAATTGACTTAGGCTCCTTAGATAACATAAAGGCAAAAGAGTTCAGTGATGCATTGAATGAAATAAACAATGAATATCAAGAATTTGTAGATTCCTTTGAGTTTAGTAAATTAGAATCTTTAGCAAGAAAAGTTAGGGAAAGAATGGCAACGTCAAGCCCTAAGTCTGAAAAAGAAAAACCTAAAGAAGATGAAGATAAAGAAGAAGTTCAAGAAGAAGTTCAAGGGATTGAATTTAGTGAATATGTAAAAGAATCAGAACTCAAGCAACAATTGAAAGAGGCTAAAGAAAACATTAAACAACTAAGTCAACAAATTAAAAAATTAATATCCGCTAAAAATAAATTAGAAGAGAAAGAAGAAAAACTCGCTGAATCTTCAGAAATGCAAAGTCAAGTAATGAGCGATGACTTTAAGCAATTCTTTGATTCTATTTCCGAAGAAACTAGAAACCTAGAAGAACTAGAAGAAGATTTCATCAATCATTTAAAACAAATAGCAAAAATTGAAGCAGTATTGGAAAATAAAACATATATTAAGGCATTAGCAATATCATCATATAGATATGGTAAGAATCTTGAAACAGAAGAAATTAGTAGATTAAAGGATGCAATTAAAACAACAAGAAATATAATGAGAAGGAGAGAAATAAGATGACATGGGATTTTTATAATACAGGGGAAGAATTTATTCTTAAAGAAAAAACAGTAGCAAAGAATCTACTAGATACATTAAGTCCTAAAGAAAAAAAGTTACTGAAAAAGAAAGTTCAAGCGGCATCACCGACTGAATTTTTTGGACAAGACTTTACTAAATTAGGAGAACTTATTGAGTCTTTAAGAGAAATTAATTTTATTAAAACAGATGACAAGTTAAAAAAGAAAATGAAATCAATGGATGAAAGGAATATTGATATAGTTGCCACAGCATCCAAACTTCGTAAGGAGTATGAGTTGCTCTATCGTCAATTGCGAGATTTAGTTTATCCACCGAAAAAAGGAGAGAAAAAAGATGACAGAAAAGAATGAAGTTAGTAATGATATTTTGGCTATATTAAAAGCCTTAACGGATAAGATTGAATCATTAGAGAGAACAGTTTATGCAAAGGATAATTTGCTAATGAAATCTGGTCTTGTTGTTTCTGAAAGTCCTACTCCAACAATGGATAATAAGATTGCTTCACCCGTTGGTGATGTAGCAAACATGGAATGGTCTGAAATTCATAAAATGGTGGAAAAGGTAGGAGGTCAGTAATATGCCCGAAAGAGTAACAAAAGAAGAAAAAATCATAGATTTAGCAATAGCGAAAGCAAGAAAGACAATTGAAACATTAAGGGAATCCACACAAGTTATTCCTTATGATTCAGAAGTCGAGGTTCAAAAGATTAAGCGACCTAAAGTTCAAGATGCTTCAAAGATTACAAATCAAACTCAGGATAAAGAAGGCTATGGTTTAGCAGGTGAATCTTTAAAGAAGTCAATGGTTCTGAAATTTGATGATGAAATGGCATTAAACGGAGAAAACGTAAGGGAAGCCAATAGCCTCGCTCCTAGATTTGTTGGGCCTCATTTTTCAATTAATTTGAAAAGAGACGAAATCACAGAAGTTTTAAAAGAATTTAATAAAAAATATCCAAACGTAAGATTGTCTGAAGTAACAAATGGTGATGAATACATTAGTGCGTTTGTTAATCTAGCAGCATATTTATATCCTAAAAATGTTGGTAGAACATTTAGCAATATTAGTGAGAGTCAATTTAAGAAATCATTTAGATTCTACAATAGCAAAACTAAAGACCTCTATAACCAAGTGGATAATGAATTGTCTAGAACTATGGGAATGAATATGGGTAAATTTTTAGACTACTTATATGAGCAAATGAAGAAACAACCAGTTCTTTATGAGAGAGATATAATGAATGCTAAACAAATGACTCTTTCAGACCCTAGAAATCAAAACCTTCCTCAACCTGCTCCCCGACCTCAAATGTCTCAAACAACTCAACCTAAAAATTTAGAAAGAAGAAAGAGATGGAGTAGAAATACAAATTGAGGAATAATTCATGCCTCTTCTCATTGAAAAGGATAAGGATTCTTCTGAAGAGATTATACGTCTTTTCGAGAAAACAAGAGTTGCTTATCTATCTGCTCGCACCGACCCCAAAGAATATGGGAATAGGTGGCGTAAAGCAATTGATGACATTAGAGAAATCTATGAGCAATTGAATGAACTTAGCAAAGAAATGAAAAAGTTTGTTCAAGAAAACGAATTAGAAAACAAAGAAGCAAAAGACCCAACAAGTAATATCGCTGAAAAGATTTACAACGGTATTAAAGAAATGCGATTCAGTTCTGATTTAATTTCAGACCCATTCGCAAGAAAATACAAAGGGGATGTTCTTGAAGGATTACTTTCTTCTCCAGAAACAATGGTTAAATTTGTCCACTATGCTTTAAGAAATGATGATAAAGCACTTCCAAAAGAAGTTTGGAGCATTAAAGATATGGAAGCCGACACGATAACTGACGGGTTGGAAGGACTTGACCTAGATGAAGAGGACATCCCTCTCTATATTATCGAACAGTATGGCGACGATAAAGACTCAAAAAAGGTAGAAAGCAAAGTTAAGGCCGCCTTAGAGATATTAGAAACCTTATTTTTCTCCAAATACTCAAAAGAAGATTTAAAGGACTTGAAGGAAATTGATGGCATTGAAAAGTCTGAACAAAAATCTAAAAGCGATTTTATTACTCCGAACAAACCAATGTATAGAATCTTTGATATTGATGACATGAATGAATTAAAGGGCTTCTCAGGAAACTACCTTGTTCAAGAAAAGTATGACGGTATGAGAATACAGATTCATAAGATTGACAATAATGTTCGTATCTATTCCTATAATGAAAAAGATATTTCTGAAAAGTGCAAAGAACAAGTTGAAGAACTTAAAAAGAAAAAATATGGAGATTGCATTCTCGATGCTGAATTAATTTTATTTGATGGCGATGAAGCATTACATCGTGCTGATACTATTGCTCACGTATTTAAGAATAAATACCCTGACGCTAAGTTAAGAGCGCATGTTTTTGACATTATGCGACACAATGAACAGGAATTAGTAGAAGAAGAACTTGATAATCGAATCAATACTTTATTTAACAATTATTCAATGCATTCAACAGAAGCAATAGCATTTCCATCAAAGAAAGATACAAGAACTGCTGATAACTTGAAGGATGTGGAAGAGTATGCGAAAGAGATTATGGATATGCCTACATCAGAAGGCGTAGTTATCAAGGATATGACCTCAACGTATTACATAGGCACAAGGAAGAATCCTAAGTGGATTAAGTGGAAAAAGTTTGTTGATTTGGATTTAATTGTTCTTGATAAGAAAACTACAAAATCAAATCTAAATTCGTATACATTAGGGGCAGGGCCAGCCGAAGGAGAAGGAAAGTTTTATTCTGAAATTGAAGGAAAAATCTACATGAATGTTGGTAAAGCATTGAATACCAAAATAGATGTAGATATTGGAGATATTATTCGAGTTAAGGTTGATGAAGTTAAAAAGAATGGAGATAGATATACTTTGTTTTCTGCAAAGGTTATTGAAGTTCCTGAAGTTGAATATCCCGATAAGATTGTTACATTGGAAATGCTTTCACAAGATACTAAGAAATCATTAAATTATGACGTTAAGGCATTAGAAAAGGGAATTATTGTTACAGACCATATTCACGGAGAAACTAATGTAATTATCAAATCTGACTTTGACGGTTTTACTATTTATGGCTTTGAAGAAAGTAATCTTATGTCAAAAAACGCATTGATTGATATTGATATGTGGAAGGCACAAGCCGAAGAAATTATGAAAACTAAACAGTCAAAATTAACTCAAATTGGTTTTAATTACCTAAAAGAAAATGGTTCTAAGACACCGAAAGAATTGCACAATTTCTTAGTTAAGAATCATAAATCTATTTATGAAGATATTTTGGAAAGTAAATTAAATAAAGTTAAAGATTGGTTTGACCAAAGAGATGGCATATCTTTTGATATGAAAACTAAGAAACTCTTTGCTGATGATGATAAGGTTATTAAAGAACCAACAGTATTGAAAGCATATAAAACTCCAGAAGAATATCGTAAAGGTGATTTTAAGATTTACTTAAGAGAAGATGATAATTTAAACTTTACAATATCCGTTGGTGGAGAAACAATGCATTGGTATATTGAACTTAATGAAGAAGATAATATCTTCGATTTGTTTGGAAAAGCAGGTAAATATCCTGCGGAAGTTTCAAAGAATGTTTCTAAGGACAAGATAATTGATTCTGGTAAAATTGAATTAGGACTACAAAGACATGGTTATCATGAATACTTCTTAGAAGGAAACAAGTTTGAAACAAAATTACACATTAGAGTATTACCTGTAAAGGATAAGAAAATGTGGCTTGCATGGACTGGATTCAAACAAACCCCTGCTGATAAGGATAATGATGAAGGAATCTGGAACATCTATGAGGATAGGTTTAACGAATTAACCATACCACAAGAGTAAAACCGAGCCTATTATATACTGAACTGAATTACAAAGGGTTGAAGGACATGAGCATCAGTATCATGGCAACAAGACATGATGAGTTTAACATTATCAAAAGCGATGAACTGATGATTGGTGGATATGCAAGTATTGAAATTGTAGATAAACAAAATGATTTAATAACCTTAAAAGCATTAAATGAAGCCGTTAAAAAATTCATGGAAAAGCCTGAATATAGAAATGTAATGACAAATCATTCAAATGTTCAAGTTGGAGAAGTAGTAGATTCATATAGAGACAAAACAGGGAGATTGTGGAAAACAGAAGTAGATGATGTTGGATTCTTTGTTGTAATCAAATTAAGAGATGATATTGAAAAAGCCAAAGAAGTTGGTAGAGGAATTCGCAAAGGGTCATTAAGGTCGTTTAGCATTGGAGGACAGGCGTTACAGAAATCTAAGAAGAAACATTCAGAAATGGGTGAATACAACGAGATAAGTAAATTAGAACTGCACGAAGTAACAATATGCGAAAAAGGAATTAATCCCGAAGCGAGATTCGATATTTTAAAACAAGATAAAGGAGAAAAAAATATGTCAGAAAAATTAGCGAAAGCATTAGAAGAATTAGACGCATTGATGGAAGAAGTCAATACGTTGAGAAAAGAAGAAGAAGAACAGATGGAAGATGAAAAAGCCATGAATCCAAGAGCAACAGAAATGATGGATGAAAAGGCTGATGATTCTGAAATGATGGAAATGGCCGATGAAGAAATGATGGAAGATGAAAAGGGCGAATATGCAGATTATGAATCTGCTGATAAGGCTTATCTTCGCACATTAGATGGCGCAGGTAATCAAATCGGTGAACCTGCTGATAGAATCGTTATCAACAATGGTCGCCCAACATCTTCGGATATGCCTGTTGTTAAGGCATTCGGAAACAATGAGTTAGAAACTCTTGATTTGTCCGTTGGTAACATTGAGAAGGCTTACGAGGCTTTCCGACAAGAACAACTCGAAAAGTTGGCTTACGACAACTTGCAAAAGTCTTTTGAAGACCGTTTCGCAAGAGAAAAGAACTCAAGAGAAAACACGCTCGCAAAGTCGCAATATGATGCACAAAGCGAAATTGCATCCCTTAAGGATGAATTTACACAATTAAGAAAGTCTTTGACGGCTGAAAAGGAAACAATCCTAAAGGCTCAAGAAGAGGCTAAAGTAGAACTCCCAAGTATTGATGATTTGGCCGAAATGGATTGGTCAGACATTCATAAGATGGTAGGAGGTTATTAAGATGGTTGGATATATTAACACTATTGCAGATTTAGAAGCACAAACATACGGAACAAGCACTTTTGCTGGTAATTCTTTACTAAAGCAAGCAGGAATGGTTGGTGGCATTCATACAGGACATGATGGTGGCCCCGCATTTAGTGGTTCAGCCGTTTCAGATGTTTCAGCACTATACAACGTCGTTTATGGGCAAAAGGTTTGGTCTATGCTAAACCGTGAAGTTAATGCATTATCAATGATTTCAAAGCGACCATACTCTTCAAGCGGTTGGAGAGTTCTAAAGTCAAGACCTTCTGGTGGAAGCGGAAACTTGTTTTCTGTTGATACTTCGGGAAGTGCTACTTTATCAGAATTAGGTTCTGATGACCCAAGAGCAGATTTAATTGGTGGTGTTCCTGAAAATGCAGGATTATCAACTGCGGCAGATGGTTTAGGCCCAATTGCACCAACATATGCTCAATTAAACATGAGTCCAAAGGTTGTTGCTCATCAATTCGATTTCAGCGAATTAGCAATGGAAATGGCTCAGATTGATGATGGAATTGGCGATATTAGAGCGCAAATGCGTGAAGATATGGGTAAGCACCATGCGGAAGTTCAAAACAAGATGTTAGTCATGCCTTTGGAGCATTTCGGTGAATCTGCGGCAATGCCTAACATTACTAACAACTATACCTCATTAAACAAGGTTATTACTTCAAGAGCAGAATTATTGGCTATTGATGGTGGAGTTATTGCTACTGACACTACTTCCGCTTCTAACGCATTGGGACAGATTTACGGAAGTGAGAGATTTACTGCTGCATCTTTCCTAGATGCTGAAGTTGATTTTGGTTCGGGATATGCTTCTGGAGATGTACGTTCTTTTACTCTAACTCGTCTTAATGACATGATTAGAAACCTAAGACTTGCAGGTGGTTCACCAAAGGTTATTTTGACTGGATATGATACCATTCAAGCACTTGCTGACCTATTGCAAAGCCAAGAGCGATTTATGGACAGAAAGGAAATTGTTCCTACTGTAAATGGCGTTCGTGGAACAAAGGGTCAAGAAGTTGGATTTAGAGTTGCAACGTACTATGACATTCCATTGATTCCTGTTAAGGATATGGCTACAACTGGTAACGCAACAACTAAGTTGTCTGACCTATTATTCCTCGATACTGACCATCTATGGCTTTCTGTTATGAAGCCAACTCAATACTTTGAGGATGGTATTGCGAATGGAAACCCATTTGGTGTAGGTACTCTCGGAAACCGAGCATTGTATCGAACAATTGGTGAAGTCGGATGTTCTTTCTTTAAGGGTCAAGGTAAGATTACTAACATTCAATGAGGAAAGGAAAAGAAAAAGGAGATGATTTATTATGGCATTTGGATTTACAATAGAAAACGAACAAATTTTAGAAGGAAATATGAGAATCGTATATGGAACATGGGATGCTAATTCTGTAACAGGTGGAGAAATCGTTACAGGATTAGGTCGTGTGGATATATGCGTTTTAGGACATACAGGAAGTGCAACAGAAGCGGCAGTAGCAGTTTGTAATGAAACATTCCCTCTTGCATCAGGAAGCGTAACAATTGTTGCAACATCTGGAGATAAGGGAACATTTATTGCAATTGGTCAATGAGGTGATTTAATTGGCAAATACAGTCACATTATTGGCAGACCATAAGGGTTATACTAGACCTAGAGTTATGGGAGACGAATATATGGTTGATGCATCAATTGACATTACTACATATAGTGCGCCCGAAGTTGTTACTGCGACTTCTTTAGGATTAAGTAGGATTAACAGGGCTGTTATCACAAGAATAGGCGGAGGACAACAACAACATAGTTTTAACTTAGTTGGTGGCCCTGATACTAAAAATAATCTTTACCTAGAAGTAAACGTTGAAGATAATACTAGTGGTAAAGAAGCGGAACACGCAACAAATGACGCTTTATCGGGTGTTCCCGTTATCGTTAGAGTTTACGGACTTATTTGAGGTGAGTTAAATGGTTACTGTTAAATTGACAGAAGGTAGTCAATTAGGCGGTAGGTACGTTATTGAAGGATTAGAAGGGAGGACTGAGATTACTCGGAATGATTCTACTTCTGTATCTTTACGAAGGGCTATTGTGGCTTTATCTGATTCAAACCTTATGTTTGAATTTGATGAGTCAGATAGAGAAGATTTGCTTAATCTTTCTGAAAAACTTTTAGAGATTGGTCTAAAAGAAGTTGGGAAAGAAAGCGGTACTGCACAAGATTTGTGCGATATTCTTCTTCCTAAGAAAGTAACACCTAAGCCTAAAAGCAAGTCTAAACCAAAGAAAACTTCAACAACGGCTAAAAGGTCTGCTTTAAGTGAAGATTGAAACCGAAGTGTTAAGTAGGGAATCCTCCCTGCTCGTATTGAAGGTGATAACATGGCAAATCAAGCATGTCGTTCAAGTGGTGTTTTAGGCTCAAGTGGAATAGTAAGTAATGAACAGTCTTTATTGATTAGTATTCATGCAAATTTAATTATAGCGGGTAATGCTTTAGTTACCGTTAAAGTATTTGATGGAACAAGTGCAAGTGGAACAGAAGTAGCAAGAATTACTCATTCTGTAACAGGACACTATAACTTTGAATATGATATGCATGGAGTATTGTGTAGGAATGGTATCTTTTTACAAATTACTGAAGCAGGTTCTTCAACGGCAGAAGTTTCTGTCGAATTCGCTTGAGGTGATAAAATGCCAGCATTAAATACAGATACTCGTTTAGTTATGACTATTCTCTTTGTTGGAACAGTTAGCGGTGCTAATGTTTTCTTTTATGCGACTTATGGTACTACTTTCCCATATACTCCTTTAGCGCATTCTGTTCTCTTTGGTTTAATCACCGTTGGAACAATAATGGTTATGAAAGCCATCTTTGATATTTCACTTAACGATAAGATTGAATTATGGTTGTTAGACCGTAAGATTAGTGCTTATTGGGCAAGAATGGCAAGAGATGAAGAACAAAGAAAGAAACTTCAAGATACTGCTAAATCATACAATCTTTCTCCCTATACGGGATTAGCACCTATGGCACAGTCTTATGAAACAGAAAATACAGTTTCTTCTGATTTCTTGACTACGTTGCAATAGGTGAGTAAATGGTTGTATCAGATTGGTTAGGCTTTAGCGATTCTGATTATGCGTATAATCAACAAAGAGCGCATTCAGCAGACATTCTCTTTCTAAAGATGAGAATGTGGTTTTGGGCTACTTGCGCTACGCTTTCAGCATTTCTAGTTGGAAACATCATGGGTGTTTTCGATATTAATGTAATGGGCTGGCTATTTGATAACCTTCTCGGTGGGTGGGGTCATTAATGTCATTAATGACAGGCTTTGCTATTTTAGTCGGAGAAGCAATATTAGGTTTTTACAAAAAAATTCACGCAATTAATTTTGGAGTATATGGTGCAACAATGGTAGGTAAAACTACATTACATCATCAATTAAGAACAAGAGGTGAAGTTCCAACAATACAAAAAAGAACTGTTGGTCGTCACCGAGCAACTAGAAAATCTATTAAGTTAGATGGACAAATGAATACTCTTAGAACATCGGATATAGGCGGAGAAGCAATATATTGGAAAGAATGGGCTAAAGATATGCAATCCAGAAAAGTCAAATATGTTATCTTTATGATTGACCATAGACATTTAGATAAAGGCGGTAATTTAGACCATCAAGTAGCATGGAAATTTTTAGTTGATACAATTACAAATGATAGGTGGCCTAGTGGCAGAAAGAAAAAAGAAGCAGATTATCCAATTGCAGTTTCTATTTGGGCAAACAAATATGATATTTGGGGAGAGAAATACAAAAGTGATGCACCGATTGACAAACATCCGATTTTTGAACCTTTTAAATATGGTATGCAAAAACTAAATGATGTGGGAATACCGACGCATAAATATATTGTATCAGCAAAATCAGAACCCGAAGCAGTTTATCAAGGAATATTTACAATGATTAAGGACTACTGATTATTATGTGGTTTAATATTCTTAAGGTTGATGAATTTACCAACGAAGGTGGGTTCAAAGGTCTATACGAACCTAACGAAGATAAGGTATCTATTAACTTGGATAATTTTAGTACAGTAGCAGAAGGATATGATGACATTGAAAGAGTCGTTGAGTTTGCTAATGTAGTGACACACGAATTATCTCATAGAGAATATGCAAAGGAACTGAATAAATATATGGATGATGTTCTTAAAGAATTGACTTCTATAACTAAACAATATGCGAAAGGAAACGCTTCATTAGATTCAGTTAGTAAAAAACTAAAAACTCTTTATAACTATATTATTATTAATGAATCATTTGCATTTGGAAGTGGAAAATCATATGAAAGATTAAGTCATTTAGATGCAACAGGAAGTTCAGTTCGTTCATTTATGACTGAAGTTACAAACCATATTAGAGAAATAGTGGGTAAAAAGGACAGGAAACTAGAAAAAATGTTAGATGATTTATATTCAGAAACAATGAAAGCAATAAGAAAATTGAGGGATTAGATGTATCAGAACAACATTATACAACAAGTAGGAACAAATGGCGCACCTGTCGGTAATACTGTTAATCAGAATGTGCCGAATAGATTTTTGCCTAAATTACAACAAGCAAGAGCAAGTGGACCAATTGAAGAATATAAGTTTGATAACTTCAAACCGAAGAAAAAACTAAAGGAACTAAGAAAGGTATTACTACCAGAAAAGAAGAAGTTTCTATTTGTAAAATTCGGATATAAATTCAATCTCAAAGAAAGATGCGTTGTTTGTGGAATGCATCATATTTGGGAAGCAGGTGATTATTTACGACCTCCTATTCCATTAGATAGAGTAGAACGTGGAAGGCCATTAAGAGGGACTTATTGCCCTAAACACGCTGCCCATCATAAACAATTTGAAATGCTACAACAAGAGATTATTGCAGATGAACATGGATTAGATTTCAAAAGATTTATTCCTACTCCAAAAATGCCTAAAATGATGAAAACAGGGCCAATTTATAATCTGACTAATGAAGATATTGTTGCCCTCTCATCAGTCGGATATGTTATAAAGCCTCCAACCATATCACAAGATGAGTCGAAGGAGAGCGAAGTATTGCGCTTAACATCGGAGTTAAAAACGATTAGTCAAAGACTTGACGTATTACTAAAGATTAAGGAGGAATAAACATGGGAATGTTCGGGACAAGTAATGGAACTGTATTAAATGCAGTTCAACAACAATCAGATTCAAACTTTAAAACAGTTAATAACTTACTATCATTACAAGAAAATCACGTTGAAGAGTTCTTTCAGTATCATGGGGAACTTTTCTTAAAGTCGTTAGAAAAGTTAATGGAGGATGTTATTGAAAGAGTAATGAGTCAAATGCTAGGAAAATTAGCATTTGTTCAAGACTCCACAACAAACAGAATGAAAATTGATTCAGACGCTATGCGAGAGTTTGAACGCATCACACAAGAAAATATTGATTTAGATTTAAAGAATCTCTTAGATACTGCAATTAATACAGAAATTATTAATCAACGAAAACTTGCAAAACAGCAATACCTAGAATCTCAAGGGTTCTCGGCAGGTGCAGGACAAATTTCAGCAGGTATGGCATTAGCAAATGTAACAGGAAATACACAGCAATTTAATCAAATGCAGGGTGCTGTAAACAATGGTTCAGGTTATCCTGTTCCACCTTCGGGTCAAGATGGATATGGTCGCCCATATTGGATTGACCCACAAACAGGACAAATGAGTTATGAACCACCTACAAGTGGTTTAGGATTAGGTTCAGCGATTCAAAAGGGTGCTGCTTGGGCTAAGTGGTTAATGTGAGCAATAAAGACCAATCCTACTCTATTATCTTAGATGATGGAAGTAGGCAAGCAATTGATAGAAAGTTTCTATTAGATAACTTTTTTAATTTTTTATTTTATCGTGAACAGAAAGCAGAAGCAACAAAAAATAAAATAGAAAAAGGTTCTAAAGATAAATACTTTAGAAATCGAGAACTTAAAGAATTTTTAACAAGGGCTAAGAATACTGGTCGTTTTACTAGAGAAGAAAAGAAAAAATATCGTAATTTTCTAAGAGATACTCTTGAGGAATTACTTAAAGATAAAACATTAAGTAAAAAGAGAATTAAGGATAGTGGTATTCCTGCGGATATTAAAGAGTTTATTCAAGATGAACCTTTAGAGAAATTATTAGATGATAATTTTATTTTTAAGATTACTCCTGTTCAAAGAAAACTAGTTTCAGAAACTAAAAAAGTTAAAGATGAAACTGGTAAAGAAAAAGAAGTAGTAATACCTAAACAAATACCAAAAGGTTCAATGCCTAAAGCAGAACGAGAAAGATTGCAGTTATTGGCTGATGGTCTTGGAGATGATTTAGAAAAGTATGTTTTAGAAGGATTAAAGATTACTCCTAATAAAATTACTTTTGATGGTTCTCTTATTTCTGGTAACTTGAATAAAAAAGAAAGACTGGATAAAGTAGTCGGTGTTTTTAATCAAGATGACCCCAAAAGAGATAAAAGAACTGGTAAGTTCTTTAACTTTTTTACAGGAAACATAGCGTCGGGTCAAAGAGAAATTAGAACAATACAATCTGATGTTTCTGATGAAGATGCAATTGATGAAAACGAAGCCTTAACTGAAATTAATGCAATTCTTAAAAAACAAATGGAAGGTCTTAAATTGTTATCTCTATCGAAGGAAGATTTAAAAAGGCCAGTAAGTAGAGAAAATAATATATATTCAGAATATTTAGATGCTTTAGAAGAGGATGATTTTACTATTATGATTGAAGATGAATTCCTAATGCCACTACATACTAGATTAATAGTAAAGAAGAAAGAGGAATTTAAAGAGGAATTGAAAACTTTACAAAGAATGTCAGATGATGATATTACTTCGGAACAAAGAGATAGAATGAGAACATTAGAAGATTTAGTTGATAAATCTCAAAAATACGAAGAATGGAAAGATGAACATTCTGTGGAAATTGAAGTTTTCATAAAAAATGTTAGGCAATATTTTGGAAGTATAATTAACGGACTATTTAATATGACTGAACTTGAACAAGAAATGGATGAAGCATCTGGGCCATTAATGGCGAAAAACCCTGATGGAACTTCAATTCCCGAAGAAGAAATTCCCGAAGAAGATAAGGAAAAATATCATTTGGCTAAACATAAGTTTCTTGGAATAAGACAATTTCTTAGTAAAATAAAACTGCCTCAAAGGTCAGGTGCTATAATTAAAGAAAAAATTGCAGAATTTATTGAAACCTTTGATGACATTCAAGAAAGAATAACAACATTATATAAAGATGGGCATACTGGTATTGATGGAAACGAAACTACTTTAGGTAAAATATTTGCAAAAGTTAAAGGTAGGACAGATGTTTCCAATGATGATAAAAAATATATTGCTAAGGAAATTATTAATTGGAACAAACAAAAATTAGGCGATATTCTTAATGACTTAGATAAAGTTGTTCAAATAACTTTTGACCTTAAAAAGAAAAAAGTTAGTGCCGCAGTTGTTAAAAGATACAATGTTACAATGGGTCAAAGATTAGCAACAAGTTCAAAAACTAATTTTGCTACTAGTGAAACAACAGTTCCATTACCATTATTGACAAAATTCAATTCTATGATTAATTTATTCCGAGCAAACACAAGAAGAGCAAAAAGAACATTGAGGTGATATTATGGGAACAGTTCGCTCGCCAAGCGATTATACATCAATTAACGTAGACTATTCAACAGGTAACGGTTTTTACACAGATAAAGGAGCAGTTGCTGATTTACTTCAAGTTTCAGCATTTTCTTCCGCTACAAACCCCTCCCAATCACAGGTGGGTTCAATCATAAAGTATGTGGAGGGCATGATTGATGACAAGGCTAAGAGGTCGTATCGCCCGATTATTACCCAACATGAGTATCATAACTTTGAATTCATCAGACATCCTGCTAGAGCATATTATGGTGGATATGTTGGATATATTCAACTTTCGATGATGAAGGTTAGAAAGATTGTTTCACTTCAAGTATGGCAAGGAAGCAGTTACATTGAATTAGCATCTGCTCAAGCGAAGATTGAATTACTTGAGAATTATAGAGATATTTATTCAGTTACTTTACAATTACCAAATAGCGGAACTGAATTTGAGATGCTTTCAGAAGATACTGGTTCATTACAAAACTCAGAATTCAACGTATCTTTCGGAGAAAAGACAACAGTTAATGAATTGATTTCTTTGATTAATGAACAATTCCCTGCACCAACCGCACAATTTACAGGAGCAACAGAAGCAAAAGAATTACAAGTTAGCAGTAGGAATATTTCTGATTTCTTTTATGCACAAAAGAATACAGAAAATTCAAAGGAAGTATTTATTTCCTCACTATTGGCTGGAGAAGATGGTTCTGATTGCACAATTAAAGTAAAAACACAACAAACTTGTTCAACATCGGGAACAACAACAAATTTAACTGTTGCAGATTCTAGTAAATTAGTTGTAGGAATGGCGGTTTCGGGAACAAATGTTAATTCATCTTCAACTATTACTTCTATTACTAATTCAACAACTGTTGTTCTAAGTCATACTACAACGGGTTCTGTAAGTGGAACTGTTACATTTACTGCAACAAATACTTCTATTCCAACGGTTTGCACAATAACTAAATTTACAGATAAGCAAGATGTAAGAAGATTAGGTTCTTTTTGGAATATTGGAGAAGAAGGAAAAGTTTTCTTCTTGCAAGATTATCCTTATCATACTCAAAACTCAATTATTGTTTCTTATATTGCGGGAGATAATCGAGTTCCGTCTGCAATTCACGAAGCAGCCACAAAACTTGTTGCAGCAGAAATTTTAAGACATGATGACCAAACTATACTTATTGCTGAAACAGGAGGTAATATATCACTTAAAGAAAAGTATGATATATTAAAGAAAGAAGCAATGGATATTTTATCTGGTAAATCAGATATTGTATATTTCTTAGGTTGATACCATGTTTGAAGATATTGAAATAACCACAAGGAAATTTCAAGAGTTTTTAAAAATAGAACAAGAAAGACAATTGGCCATGCAAGAGTTATCTCAAATTCTAGGTTATGATGTTACATTTAGTAAAGCAGAAATGATTAAAAATGCAAAAGAATCATTTGCAAAGTATGTATCAAAGGAGGTATCATTATTGATGAAGTCAGCCTTCTAATTGATTTAGTTTCTAGTAATTGGGTAAGTTCTGCTACAACATTACAAAGTGCAGGAACTATTTCAGCAGACCATGTAGCAACACCTAATTTTGTTGATGTTAGAACTTTAGATAAAGGAAAGGGTATGAGATACGATTTGTCATCTAAAGACGTTATTATCTTCTTTGAGGACAGTCAGAACATAGAATACCCTACTGTTCATTATGACGTTAGAAATGAAACATATGGATTTACTATGCATATTAGAACAATTCATGATGAAAGGGCTGGAACGGACTCAAATTTTGGCCGAGATAGGCTAAGGGCTTTATACTTGATTGCCCGTCATGCACTTGAGCGAGGTCGAAGAGGCTATACTGCAAGTGATGGTTCTAAATTCAATCAAATATTTGTAGGTTCAAGAAGCGAATCAAATGACCGAGCAAAAAGATTATTTGGATATAAATTAAGTATAGAAGCAAAAAGATTCGCATTAAGCATTCCCTAGTAAGTAAGTAAAGGAAAGGGGAGATTAAAGATGGCAGTAAATACAGACATATTTTTAGGCAGTGGCGCAACTTTGACTATGATTCCAGAATTGGATTTAAAAGTCATATTAGATACAACAAGCACAAGCACAAGTTTAGTGGCAGGTGCTACTTGGACAGGTAACGTAAGAATGGTAGAAAATCTCTACGTTGGTTGTGTTGTTGATTTATTCGATGCATCTACTTCATTAACTGAAGCCCATTCTACTCACGTTATTACTGCTAATGATACTACATCTTTTACAATTTCTCCTGCTCATAGTTTAGGAACATTACAAGATGATTCTACGGAAAGTGGAACTCTTTCTTTAGATTATGTCGTTATTAGAGGATATGGCACACCTGCTCCTACAACATTAACAGGTTCTATTGCACGATTAAGTGCTGATAATTGGTTAGGTCTTTTGGAAAGTGCGACATTCCCTAATCTTGAAGTAGAAATGAAACAAATGAATTTATCTTTAGGAAGTTCAAGAAACTTTACTCATCAATACAAAGGAATTGAAACTGCAAGCGGAGGTAATTTGGCTATTGTTAATAATCAAGGAACATGGCTTTATTATGCTTTAGGTAAATGCACACAAATTAATGCGACTTTTACTGGAAGCGGTTCATTAGACCCTGCAACCCCACCATATACTGCTCATGCAAACAATGTTCATTATTTGGATATTGGGGAAAGCGCAACTGCAAAAGCATTTAGCGATAACATTACAGGTTTTACATCAACAGGGCCAATCTTTTACAGAACTGCAAGAGATTCTACATTTATGATTCCTCCAGTAGCAAATCAAGATACTGCTACACATATGGCACTATTAACATTACCAGAATATAATGCAAGCGGTGTTCTAACAAACCCAATTAAATATACATTTGGAGAAGCAAATGGTGAAGAATTGCCTTCGTTTGGATTAGAACAAAACATGAGCAAATTAGAAACATCAAATCCACATAGAACAGGAGATACTACATTAGCAACAGAATCACATAACTTTGTTCGTATTGCAAGAGGTAATCGAGTTAATACTTTAACAATGACGGCTAATGAAAATGAAGAAGTCAAAATGACTCTTGATTTAAATACAAGAGCAGTTCATAAACTAAAAACAAATGAAGCGTATGAAGGTCGTGCAGGTGTTGATGATAATGCTAATTTATTTAACTTTGGAAGTGGTTCAAATACATTAACTGCAACAGGAGAAGAATCACTTGAACCGTTTTTCTTCTCAAGCGGTGCTTTTACTATTTTTGGAGAACAATTCCTTAAAATTACAAATATGACATTGACCATCAACAATAATTTACAAGATAAAAGATTTATTGGTGTTGGAAATAAATCAATTAAAACTGGCGTTCCTGCTCAAAGAACATATGAAATTTCTTTTACTGCTATGGTTACAGATAACAAATTATTTGAAGAACTTCTCGACCAAACAGAAGAAGGAACAAGCAATCTTATCACTTTGCAATTTGATAAGAATGCTCCCGATGGAACTCTTAATGAGCAAATTTTATTAAAGTTCCAAGATTACTTCTTAAGTTCAGCAAATATTACAATTCCAGATGACAAAGGGCCAATCACTATTGAAGGAACAGTAATGCCTAGAAATCTAAATACTTGTGAAGTTAGAACTCATTGGATTTTACAGGGGTGATTTTATGGATAAGTATGATAAACTACGCCTCAAAGAACAATTGGTTAAAAAACCAAAAGAAACCAAAAAGGAAACTCCAAAAAAGACTACAAGTAAATTACAAGAATAATATTCCACCAACACCGTTTGTTTGTTTGTTGGTATAGAAGGTGGATGAAATGTTGAACGATAAAAAAGTTATTACAGATAAAAGTGTATTATTTGCACTACAAGAGCCTACGCTACATTATATTAAAGTAGCACCCGAAAGTGAAGAATATCTCAAGGTGTGGGTCAAAGAACCCACATGGCTTGAAGCCGAAAAAGCCTTGAATAGTGTGATGAAGATTGATTCTCGCACACAGTCGTTTGACCTCGACCTAAATGCGATGTATCGCTATATGGTTGAGAATTTCATCTCCAAAACAGAACCAAGCCTATCTACTATTGATATGCTTAGATTAAGTCCTTTTGTCGGAAATCAAATTAAAGAGATTTTACCAAATCCAATGTTGATGATGCAGGAGGATGAACAAAAAAACGAATGATTAGGGATGCTTTAAAAGGTAAAGAAGCAGACCCTAAAATAGTTTCGTTAATTATGGTTTATTCTCTTTCTAGCGCACTATCAATTAGTCCGTTAGAAGTTTATAAGATGCCAGTTAGTTTAGTTAAAGATTTACTTAGTGTTCATGCTAACATA